CTGCCGGTCTCTGCCTCACCGCCGGAGGCGACCGGTCGGCCGATCACTCCGCGCTTGATCTCTCGGTCCCAGTCGAAGACCGCCCTAAGGTGCAAGAACACGTCGAACAGCTCCGGTGCGTGGCGCACGGGCACGAGCTTCCAGCCCTCCGGGCGGACGTGGAGGACGGCCGCCGCCTCGATGACAGGCAGGGGCTCGGACTCGCCGGTGTCGGCGCGGATGATGCGGTCCGCATTGCTGTAGGCAGCAAGCTGGAGGGCCACGTCCTCATGGACGCCGGAGCGCGTGGTCTTGAAGTCCAACATCACGACTTCGCCAGCGATTTCGCAGATCGCATCGAAAGAACCGGCGTAGTTGTGGCTGTCACTCCAAATGGCGTCTTCGATGTAGAGGAAGCGGGGTTTCACCGTCTCAAGGAACTCCCGGAAGTGCCTTACAAAAGGCTCAAGTTCGGGGTGGACGCGGCCCGGGTTCTGGCCCCGTGCCAGACGCTCGAAGAGGTCATGAGCGGCGGTGCCGGTTTCCGCGGCCTCTTTGGTGATGCGCCTCGGGGCGCCCTTGAGGTAATCGACTGCGCCGGCCGGGTCCTGCATAGCCAGACCCACCAGAGAGCCGACGTTGGTCACTGCTGCCTGAGCCACGGTCTTGGCCGCCCAGAATTGCAAGAAGGGCTTTGGCTGCATTGACAGAATGGAGGTCACGCCCGGGGCCTTGGCTCCGGAGTCGCTATCGACGTAGAAGCGGCTCCCGCCGCGCGTGATGGTGCTAAGGGCTCCCAATGCCCAACTCCCCTACTACAGGGCCTTCTAAGGCCGCTTGCGGCTTCCGGGGGAGTTGTCTGGGAAGGGTTACGCGGCTCCGGAACAGACAGCGCAAAGCCCCCGCTCCGGGCGTGGAGCGGGGGCTTGTTGAGCGTTCTGCAGGACGGTCAGGCGGTATCGCCAGCGGCAGGCGATTCGAGTTCCTGGAGCTTGGCCAAGAGGGCGTCCGCCTTGGCGCGAGTCTCCTCAAGCGTCTGGCGGAAGGTCTTGCGCTGTGCCGGGCTCAGGGCCGAAAGCTGTGCCTCATGGTAAGCCGAAATGCCGGCGTCGATCTTGCGGGCAAGGACCACCATCTGGGCGCCATCTGCCGAACCCTTGGCCTTCTTGGCGTCCTTCACACCCTTGTCCACCTCCACCAGGGCCTTGGCCTGCTTCTGCGCGAGACCCTGGCGCTGTCCCCGCGTGAGAGCCTGCACCCCGTAGTAGGCATGCTCCTTCGCCGGGATGCGCTCCCGCTTACGGTCCTCGATGTGGTGGCCGATGGCCCGCCGAGTACTGCCTTCACTGTCAGCGGGGATACCGGCCTCCCTCAGGAGGGCATCAGCCACCGCCCGGTACTGCGCGGAGCCGCCGTTCCAGTCGGTGCGACCGGCGTCGTCCTTGAAGAGGCTCCGAAGGTCCATGAGCTTGTGGGAGATCGCCCGAAGAAGTTCCGTCGCCCGCCCCTCCACCTGGCCATACTCCGTCACCAGAGGCTTGGTGGCGTTGTAGATCTCGGAGACCTTCGGGTCTTTCAGCGCCGTGAGAGCGGTCGGGCTCGGACCGCCGACGATGTTTCCCTCCACCACGCGGCGAGCAAGGGCCGCCGCCTTGTCCGCGGCCTTCTCCTTCTCCACGGTCTTCTCCGCCATGCGCGCGGTGATCTCGTCTGTTGAAGGCGTCGCCGGGGCTGCCGCTGCCGTCTGATGGGCCTTCTCGAACGCCTCTCGGATCGCCGCCCGAACCCGTCCAGAGCCTACGTTCTCGTAACCGACCGACTTAGCCCACTCACGCATCTCTGCGTTCTTCGCCGCGTCGGCCGAAGGGCGAGCCGGGGCCTTGGTCTGTGCGGGCTTGGCAGGCGCACGCCGCCCCGCGGTCTTCTTGGTGTCCTTGGCCGGCGCTTGCTTGCTGGCGTTTGTCTCCTTGGCCGCCATAGTGGCCCCCTCCTGGGTTCTGGTCTTCAGTGCCGTGCTGGAGTGCCACCACCGGAGTCTTGCCTTCTCCGGTGGTTGAGCAAGAGAACCGTAACACAACACACCCTCGTACGGGTTGTGTTGTGTCAGCGAACCGTGAACTTCTCCCCGCACACGTCGCAGGTGACTCCGCCCTGGGCATAGCTGGTCTTGGCCATGTACGCCTTGCGCCCACATCCGCAGGTCAGGACCAGTCGGGAGTCCGTGCGCCCTGTGGCCTTCGGTGCTGCGGCTGCCGCCTTCTTCGCCGTGCGCTTCCACGTCTTGAGCACGCCGTCCAGTGCATCGAGGAGGGGCGCGTACGCGTCTTGCCCTTCCTTGGTCAAGTGAACGTCCGCGAACCCCCGTTTCATGTCCCGGGGCTGCCCCTCAGGCCACGCAAGGTCGAATTCTGCGGCGGTTTCGCGAAACCGCCTGTTGTGCCACTTACCTCGGTTGGTTGAGTCTCGCACTCCACGCAGGGCGCACTGTGCATGTGTGGCTTGGTGAAGCATCGCGGTAAGTGCCGCCACCGGGCCGGCCTGGAGCGTTTCCCCGGAAAGTCGCAGCTCCGGCGGTTCTGTCGAGACCACCGCTGTGGCCTCCTGGGCTGCCACCGCGTCGCGCAAGCTCCAGTTCAGCCCGTCCCGCTTCACGGCCATACCTGTGGTGATCGTCACCGCCGGTAGGTCCGGGTGCCGACTCTGGATAACCTCCCACGCGGTTTCTAGAGCGGCGAGAATCGCGGGGCTGTTGTCGGTCATGGGAAGCCTTCCCGTCGGGTGCTGACGGGTAGGTAAGGTATCACTAACTTGACCCCGTACGGGGGTGTTCCGTATTTAAGGCTGGATTAAGAAAGGCCCGGACCGACCGGACCTGAGTCCGGCCCGTCCGGGCCTGCGTTCACTCCCTGAGCTTGCTGCCGTCGTACGTCTTGGCTGCCGCCTTGGCTTTGGCCACCTGCCGGGACGCAGCCTCACCCAGTGCGAGCGTGACCAGTCCCATCAGGACCGCCACCAGCTCCTTACTGCCGATGGCTGTGTTGATCTGGGGGTACTGGTGGCTGAGCCACCCGACCAGGGCCGCAACCGCCGCGTGCACCCTCACGGGGTTGGCCCGCAGCCATGCCCGTATTGCCTCGATCATCTGTTCTCCGTTTCTGTTAAGCGCCCTTGGTGGCCGCCAGGTAGAGCGCCCCGAGCGTGCCCAGCACGGTCAGGGGCAGGGCCGCCATCCACCGCTCCAGCCGATCCACCCGGTGGCCCTGTGCTTCCTGGGTGTGGATCACCGCCTCCAGGTCCTGGCGCATGTCGTGGAGGTCGTGGCGCGCGCCCGTTACCTGGTCGTAGATCTCCCGCGCAGAGATCGTCACCTCCAGCCGGTCCCCGTCCTGGTCACTTGGGCTCACCGCCCTCTCCCTCCTCTCCTGGCGCCTTCGGCACCTCGTCCTTGGCCAGCGTGTTGCGCTGGTAAGCGCCGATGACGTGGGTGGTGATCCGGCCGGCGCCCTTGCTGACGCGGTGCCGGATGCGCCACGTCACGTGGGTGAAGTGGCTGATCCCGTGCATGGGTCGTGTCACGGTGTGCGTGGTCCACGCGCCGGCACGGCCGCCTACAGCCGTCCAGGTCTCCCACTCCTCGTAGCCGTCCCCGGTGGAGCACTCCAGGACCACGCTCGCTGTAGCTCCAGCCGGCGCGTGCGTCTCAGTGATGAGGTGGAGGACCGGGCACTGGATGCGGGTGGCCGCGTACCAACTGACGGTTCCACTCTTCGCCTTGCTCGCGGTGGTCCATCCCGGGGTGGGCTGCCACGGGATGGGCAGGGCCGGCCGGCCCAGGTAGCCGTCCGCCCACGGATCATCCATGACGATCGCCTCACCGCTCCGGCTGAACAGCCGGATCATCTGGGCGTCATGCGCGGTGCGATCCACCCCCACCGCGAGAGCCTGTGTGCCGTCCTGCCGGCCAAGGATGGTGCCCCAGTCCTCCCGTGGAGTCTGGCCAACCGCGAGAACCCGCTTGCCGTCCGGGGTTTCGGCGCGGAGCTGACCGCCTTCGCCGATCACCACGTCACCGCGCTGGATCTCGTCCAGGGCCGGGGCCTTGTTCGCGGCGCTGGTCAGGTCTCTAAGCTGCCGCTCCACCCTCTTGAGTCGATCCGTTATGTCCTGCGGCACGTTGGCCAACGTTCTCCTCCAAATACAGTTCCAGGCTGGCGCCGGCTCCGCGTTCAGCTGGCGTTGCCTGCCAACCCACCACCCGGTAGGAGGCGTCCAGGCCCTCGTAATGCCAGGTGTCCGCGATGCGCAGGCGCACGGTTGCCCCGATCAAGTCGGGGGTGATCTGGTCATCGAGCCTCACGCGCAGAGTGGGGATGGTGACCGGCTGCCTTGCGGCGTCCAGGTCCGCGCGGGCGTGTTCGTTAAGTGTCTTGGCGTCGCGCACGGTGTTGTAGTCGCTGCTGCCATCCAGCCGGGGCCAGCCTGCCGCCAGCTCCTTCGCGGCTTCCAGGCGTTCCGACAGAAGCGGCGTGGTGCCCCGCGCCTGGTTCTTGTTGGTGGTGGCCCCGCGCGACTGCCACACGGTCGCCACGTTGGTGGCGTCCTGCGGCCACGAGTAGGCCAGGACGTTGCCCGGGTAGGTCAGCATCAGCGGGCGCTGACCGGTACGGATCACCGGGAATCCGAGCTGCAATTCCTTGATGCGTGCGCCGGCCTCCGAGCGGGAGACCCTGATCCGCCACTCAAAGCCGTTGTCCACCTTGGCCAGGTCATCCAGGGCCTCCCGGACCTTCGGTACTTCATCACCGCCCACCTTGCGGTTCCGGCGTACGCCGGAGGTCTGCGCCGAGTCCATGACGATCCCCAGGTCTCCGGCCGGCTGCATCTGGGCGTAGTCCACGAGCTGGCGCGCGATAGCCAGTTGATCAAGGTTGGTGGCGGTCTGCCGGTCGTAAATGATGCGGTGGTCCAGGGCGCTGTCCCAGGTGGCCGCCTGAAGGTCTGCGGTCACAAATCCGTGGTCGTCCACCTGGGGCGTGAGCGTCCACACGATTCCGCCCCACCACAGTTCGCGGCCCCGCTCCACCCACACCGCCGTACGGCCAGGCCGTATGGCCTGTTGCACGCGGGCGGACATGGAGCGGTCCGGGATCGGGATGGTTCCTGCCAGTGATCCGGCCTTGCCTATGTAGTCATCGAACTTCAGCCCCTTGACCGGCAAGGCGTCCAAGAGCCGGTCCGTTCCCAGGTCCGTGAACAGGAGGCGGAACGGTAGGTCCGGAACATGTTCCGGCACCCTCCACCACCCCCTCTACTTGTCCAACGGATACGTGATTCCGGTAATGGCCGCCCAGGTGGTGACGCCCTCCGGGACGATCAGCCGGACTTGGCCCGCCTTGGTGAAATCGATCTTCATCGGGACGCCGCCGGCAGCCGCAGCAACCGGGCTGTGCCGTTCGGGGCGGAAGCCGTCAGGCAGCGGCTTGGCCAAAAGGCTGCCGTCGTTGGGCGGTTGGCCCTTGGTGGACCAGCTGATACCGCCCCGCCATTGCATGTGTGGAACGCCGGCAATCGTGATGCGCCGGTACCGGAGCGGCCCGGCGTTGTTGCCGTCGTTGTTGAAGCCTTCCGCCAGCGCGACGGGCACCCAGGCCGCCGGCGCCTCCGGGGAGGGGTACGGCGTCCAGGCGGAGCCGTCCCAGCGCTCCAGGCCACCGGCGCTGTCGCGGTACTGGCCGACGTAGGAGCCGGACCAGCTATCGGACCAGCCGGGCGGGTTGATGCCACCGACAGAGGCTGTGCTCCGGCGCCGGTCGGTCACTGCTGTGGCCCAGTCCAGGCCACCGGTCCACTGGGACGCGCCAGCCGGGATCGTCACCTCATACAGAAGTTCCGCGGTGCCCGCCACGACCGGCGCCACAGGGTGGGCGGAGGCGGTGCCCTGGATGACCTCCAGGCGGGCGACGTCGTAGCCCGCGGCGTCGTACTGCGCGTCCAGGACACGGATCACCACGGCGTCAATGCGTGGGTTCTGGGGGTCGCCATCCGCGAAGGCCAGCACCTCCGGGGCTGTGACGGCTACGGGGTAGGCGCCCTGTCCGGCCCGGCCCTGGACGATCGCCCGACCCACGCCGATGGCCGCTTGCATGTCGCTGACGCGGGCCAGGGCGAACGGGTCGCCACCTGGGATCACGCCGCCACGTGTGGTCATCTCGCCGGTGGGCGTCATGCTGCCCACGGGGACCAGCCGCGTGTCCTCACGGCTCTGGCCGGCGCCGCACTCGGAGCGTGTGACAAGCCAGCCACTACGTACCGTCAACTGTTTCTCCTTACCAAAAGGCAGAACGCCAAAAGATCGAGACGGAAGCGCGGGGGTCGTACGGACCGGGCTCCGCGCTGAATCGGAGCCGCGTGAGGCCCGGCTCCAAGGTGAATGTCCGCTCCGGCGCACTGCGGGCCGTCGCGGTGTCGAGACGGGAAGCGCTCCAGTTGAGGACGGCGGTTCCGGCCGCACAATCGACCGTGAGCGTGTCGTCCGGCCCCAGGGCCACGGCGTACTCCAGGGCCCGGCCGCTCTCCTCATCGATGAGGGCGGGCAGCTTGAGGGGACCGTGGAAGACCACCACCGGGTGAGTAGCGGCTTCCCCGGTGTTCTCTGCCTCCAGCCAGCCGTCCCCTGCCTTGGTGCTGTCCCAGTCCAGGGGCCAGGTCAGCGGCCAGGCAAGGCCAGGTTCCGCCCGCGGGAGCCTCGTCTTTGCCACACGCTGGGTCACTTCGTAGCGCCGGGGGTCGGACGCCTCCCACACCAGGGAGCCGGTGGGCTCCCCGCGGGTGTACGTCCGATCCGCAGTGAGGGCGCGCTTCGTGACGCGGGCCCACATCAGCCGGCGGGCGCCGGCGAGTTGGATCACAAGGGGCTGTTCCTCCTGGCGGACGCCAGTGACCCGGCGGAGCCGATCCAGCAGGAGGGGGAAGTCCTGGCGACGGGACGGCAGGATGCGGAAGTCCCACGTAAGGGCTCGGGTACCGGCCAGCAGCGGGCCGGGCCATGCCCCGTGTTGGGTAGGCATGGCCACGGTCCCGTTCTCCATGTCCGGCAAGTCATCCCAGCCGGTGAGCTGCACTCCTACGTAGGAAGTCCTTTCTCCCAACAGGAGGCCGCCCCACTGCATTTGGCCGTCCTGGGTTATCAGGTCGTCCACGTCACCCCCGTGCCTTCATGCGCCATTCCAATTCGCGGGCAACTTGCTGGGGCGAAATACCGCCCGCGTGAAAGTGCTCGATCTGCACCGATGCACCCCCACCCGCCGGGCCCATGAGGCCCAGGCCGGAACCGACCGGAACATGTTCCGGCCCCATCGCTGCGGATCCTCCGACCCACATAGAAAGGTTGTCGGTGATGCCTCCCAACTCCCGCCGCAGAGCCGGAACTTGGTCCGAAATCCCGGACATGAATCCATCCATGACCAAACGGCCGTTGGGTGTCAGGATTCGCCGGTCCAGAGACGCCGGTCCCTTCCAGGATGTCAGGCTGTGCGTGATTCCCTGAAGAACGCTTTTCACTCCAGAAATCCGAGAGGCAATACCCCGGATGAACCCGCTTAGGAGTTGACTACCAGCATTGACCAGATAGCCACCGAGATTCCCCATAGCCCTCACAGCCCTACTCGGAAGGCTCGCGAAAAAGGCGAGAATTTGCGGAGCATGCGCCCGCAGCGATGCGCCCATTCGCCTCATCGCCGTTCCGATATGGAGGACAAGCCTTGCCCCCATTTTCGCAATGTAGACAGGCGCCTGGAGCGCCAGCCTAGCGAAAATCGGCAGGAGCTTTGTGATTCCCAAAAGAACGATTTGGCCAATCGCCTTGAAGATGACCCCGAAGTGGTTTTTGATTCCTGTGAGTAGCCGTTTCGTCGCTTGTATCGCTCCGGAGAAATCGCCGCGCAGGAGACTGGTAATCAGATGAATAGCAGGCACCACGATATTTGTGATCTGAGATGCGAGCACTTTGGCGAAAATTTGAGCCAGCTTACCGATGATGCCAATAATGGGGCGGATCACAGGCATAAGTGCCTTTAGTGCAGCCATCAGCACCGAGCCCAAAATCCGGACCAGTGGCCCGAGGGCGACCATCAGTTGACCTAGTGATTTTCCGATGCTGACGAGAGATGGCTTCAAGGCTGAAATGAGTTGTCCGGCGATTTTAAAGACGATCCCGAAAAGCGAGCCAGCAATTTTCAGGATGGGGCCAAGAACCGCGGGGAGGGCGGAAAGGACTGGCTTTAGCGTCCCCAGAACGGTGCCTGCAAGTTTGCCTATGAGTGCACCCACGCGAATCAGGGTGGGCCCCAAAACTCCTGCCAACTGGCCAGCCAATTTGCCGACAACCGGCAATATCACGCCAAGGGCGGAGGCGAGAGACGTGACGACAGGCTTGAGCGCTGCACCCAATTGTCCGGCCAATTTCGCCAAAATCGGGCCGAGCGTGGCCGCCAAATTCTGGAGCGGTCCGGCCACTTTCGCGACCAACGAACTCAGCAGACTCATAACGACCCGAAGTGCCGCGCCAAGCGTGCCAGAAATTACACCGCCCAGTGCCGAAAGCGTCTGGAAGAGCGCGGTGAATGTAGCCTGAGCCTGCGGTGCTGCTGTGATCTTCGCGGCCGTCGCGGCTATTCGAGAAAGGATACCCAAGAATCCCGCGCCCGCTTGTGCGGCCGGTCCGAAAACATTTGACAGCGTCCGGCCCAGATTGAGCAGCGTACCGAACAATGTTCGCGCAATGACCAGCGCGCGATTGATGGCGCCTTCCATGGTGCCGAAGTTAAAAGCCAGCGTCATACGAGCGGAGAGATTAGTAAGCGCATTTGCCGCGGCAGCCGTTAGCCTCTGGAATGCGGGAGCCGCTGCCGCACCTATCTGGGTCAGACCTTGGATGATGACAGCCGGAAGGCTCGACATGTTCTTAAGACCGGCCGTAGCGCCAGACAGCGCAGTTTTCAGCGTTCCGGTATCGGCCAATGCCTTGAGCATGCCCATAGCGTTACGGGCCATCTGATTTAGTGCCCCAGCTGTCCCCGTGAGCCCTGACCTAAGGACAGGCAAAACCGACGTCGCCGTTTTACTCAAGGAGTCGCCCATGCCCTTGAACAGGGCCGTGGTGATTGACGACTTAACCTCTTTCCACGCCGGGGAGAGAGCCCGCAACTGGATGACGAATTGTTGTGCGGCAGGAGTTAGTTTGGCGAACGCCTTGGCATTCCCCATCAGCGCCTTATCGACGCCGGACAGGCCGATTTTTAGCACCGCTCCGGCGCTCCCCATCGCGAGCAGTGCCGGGGCCGCGAGACCGGCAGCCGGCGCCATGTGTGCCAGCGAGGTTGAGAGGGCGGCGAGTTGTGGCGATGCTGCGGCTGCGAGCCGACGCCAATTCGTGAGGGATTCCATGATCCCGCCCCCGGAGGCTCCGCCACCCGATTTGCCCAGCGAGGACATCTCGGACCTCAAGGAGTCCAGCCCGGAGCGGTCGGCGTCCACCCGGGCCGAAATGGTCAGTGGCGGAGTTACGTGCGCCAGCTCCGCACGCAGCCGGGTTATCTCGCCGTCCGCCACCTCCAGGCGGACCGGCATTCGCGCGCCACCTGTGGACAGTCCCGCCCGCAGATCAGCCGCGAATCGAGAGAGGTCCGGGGTGACGGGGACACTGGTCTGTTCCCGTGAGCGACTCAGACGTGCACGTAGGTCGGACGAGAATTCCCGTGTGTCGGCAAGGACTTTGACCTGGACCCGGGCGCGAGACTCGATGCGATCCAAGTACCCCTGTAGAGATGTGGCGAAATTCGAGGTGTCGGGCAGAACCCGAATAGAGAGCCGCCCTACCTCCCGCCCGCCAGGTCCGGCCATACGTCACCCCCGTCTGTAGTGATCTGGTAGTGGCTGCGCGAGTGGATGAGCGGAAAGGTTCAGCGGACCCCGCGCGGGCACTGCTCCGGGCTTTGGAATTGGTTTGGGATCACGCTTCAACTTGCCGCCGTTTACGCGGATGTTGTGGGCGTCTGCCAGACGCACAGCGTCCAGGAGATGCGCCATCAAATGCGTTTGAAGCGTCCAGCCTCGGTGGTCGGAGTCGCCTGCCAGAGCCGCGGGTAGTTCGGATCCGTCCGGTAGATGCTCGGTCAACTGCCAGACACGGCGGGGTGCGAGGAGACCGCGCCAGATATCGGCCAGGTCCAGGCCGTAATAGCGCTGTAGATCTGCCCGTAGTGCGCTGCCGTGCCCGTCCTCAATTAGTTGCCCGAGTCCTGCGCTTCCCCCGCCTGCGTCGCCTCCTGCCAGAGGTTCACGACACGCACGAAAACTCCAAGAGGCCAGCCCTTCATTTCATCAGACATAACCTTGGGGTCGCTCGCAATCACCAGGAGAAGGTCCCGGAGCATGGGCTCCAGCTCATCCAGGTTGCCCGCGTTCTTCTCGAGCTTCTCCAGAAGGACACGGGCCGTCTTCAGGGCCTCTCGTGACAGCATCAGCAGATTGCGGAGCTGGACAACGTGGCCTGTTCGGGTTTCCAACGGCATCGCCGCGTACTCGGTCTGCGCCTCCGCCATCAGGTCAGCGCAGGAAAGGACAGCACTCATATCCGGGTTTACCTCGTCGCATCGAATTCGGAGGCCACCCCCACACGTGAGGAGGTGGCGTGTGTCTGTATGCCGGGCGGGCCTACGAGGCGCCGACTGAACCGTCCTGCATAGGGCCTGAGGAAGGAGCGCCATCCAGACGGAAGGTCTGGCGGGGAAGGATCTGTGCCCATTCCCCAATGGCGCCGCCAATCAGCGGCGAACTGAGGAAAGTTCCCTTGATCGGGAAGGCAACGAGTTCCTTTTCCTTCATCTCGATTTTGTCCGAGCCCAGGAGGGAAACCCTCGGGTGCCACAGCGGCACAAATTGCTTTCCGTCCACGAGGATGACCAGCAAAGCCCTCACCTGGGGAACCGGAGTGGCGGGAATGCGGATGGAACCATCCGGCTGAACGGCGTCTTCATCCGCCCCGAAGTAGGCCCGGTAGGTGTCGGCACTTGCCTGGAGAGCCTTAAATGTGACCGTGTAGGTAATGTCCGGCGTAGTCATACGGAGCGTGGAGTTCTGCCAAGATCCGATGGCTTCTGCGTCTTTGCCGTCACGGTCGAATTCCGGTAGGTCATCGCGTGAAGTATGACCAATGTTTGTCCACTCCGGACCTGGCTTCAGCGGGTCGGTAATGTGTGTGGGTTTCGGAGTGTTGGGTTCGGCGAAGTAAATGTATCCATTCCCCGGCACAATGACAGCATTGTCATTCATGGGCATATAGGAGCCTCCAGCAAGACATAGAAAGCCGCCCGGAGACGACAAGGGAAAGGTCAGGGAGTTAGAGAGGGCGCGCGGTCACGCGGTAGCTGGCCTGGAAGCGGAAGAGGTCCGTTCCCGGCTCGGGCATTCCCGTGCGGATTTCGAAAGGGCCCGCAATGTCTTCGCCGTGGCTCAAGTAGCCGTCTACGCCGTGATATTGGGCCACGCAGGCTCTCAGCAGTACCGCCCGCGCTGTACGGGCCAGGGCGGACGCCTCACGCCGGGTACTGGCCGCGCACTGCACGTCAATCACGGCAGCGTCCAGGCCAACGGGACTGATTGCCGCGCCAGCGACACGACGAGCCACCACCAGGGGCAGCGCATGCTGCCAGTCCTCGGGCCACAGCACCCGCACCGTGACGCCCGGCAGTCCCTCCCGCAGGGCACTGGTGACCAGCTCGTCAATGTCGGGCAGGACTGGAATCACGTAAGACCTGCCTCAATCGCGTGAATGCCCTCCACATAGGCGGGGTTCTCTCCGGCAGTCCAGTGCCCGTAATTGATGGCTTCAACGGCCGGGTCTGCGATGCTCACGGTGCTGTCCGTTGTGTTGGTCTCCACGTCCAGCGAACGGGCCAGTGCGCCCGTAGCCACATGCGCCGATACGACTGCCTGCACATGACTAGCCCTCCGGCTCAGCTCCGCCCGTACTTGCGTCTTCACTTCGGGCAGATGGGCCGCGATAGCGCTTAGGCGCGGGTCTACGTACGCCACGGTCACCCCCGTTTACGGATCGTCGCCGCGGCGAAAGCAATGGGGC